CTGCTCTGAATCGCAAAGGACGGTGGCGTAGTAGCAGTGCCTACGATGCACACAGCAGCCACACCACGCAGCAACTGCATGTCCACACTAGTTGTTTCCGTCGCGCCGGTGATCGCCTGCGCCGGCAGGCGACCGGCGATGTTCAGAAAGTCAGTCGGCTTCATGTCAACCTCCTGCTACTGTAGCCTTACAAAAGGACTCACTTCCACGTTCGTGTTGATGTACTTAGCCTTGTCCACCACACGCGGCGTGCCATCAGCGTAAACCGTCAGCCGATACGCAGTCTGATCAAACTCGAAGTAGGCGTCCGCGCTTGCAGCGATCTCGATGTCGCGCACCAACTGGACGGCGTACATCGAGAAGTCAGCCAGCAGCACGTCGCCGGCAGTGCCGAGCGGATTGACCTTCTCGGTCAGGATGACCGGGATGCCCATCAGCGTGCCGGCAATGCCCTGCTGCCAGTTCGGCTGCCACACCGGAGTGTTGCCCACGGTGAACTGGACCAGTTGCGGCAACACGGTCGGGTGAATCAGCCACACGGCGCGACCGAGCGAACCCGGCATCAGCCGCTCCAACATTCGCGCTGCGTCAACCGGCTTGAACTGGTTGGCCGTGTCGCGCGCCACGCTCACCAGCGCTTGCGCATTCAACACGCCAAGCGGCTCGCCCGCGCCACTACCACGGATGAAGTAGTGGTCCAGGTAATCTGATGCGCTCTCGGCGAGCATTCGGCGTAGCTGCGCATCAAACGTAGTGCTGGCGAGCATCCGGTTGCTCACGCGCACGATGCCAGCCATCGTTAGCGCGCGAAGCGTGTACTGCTTGAAGGATGGCTCGGTCTCAGCGATGACCGAGTTTTCGCCTACCCAAGTGAACTTGATGCCGCCGTACCAAGCGAACACACCCGAAGCGCCCTTACTCAAGTCAACGACCGGCTGGCGGACCGTGCCAGGAGCATCAGTCACGAATGCGCGCGGCAGCACGATGGACTGCTCGCTCACAGCGGTTAACAAGTCGGGGATGAGCGTCTCCGGCACGAGATAGCCCCCCGACGGGCCAGAACCCGTGCCTAGCGCCTTAATCGCATCGTAGTCCTTGCGCGCCACGGCGCTCATGAAGTCGCGCAAGGTTATGCTCTTGGTCTCAGTCACAAACATGTGAACTCCCTCCGCTACGCTCTTCTGCGCGTCCGCCTTGCCTTCGTCGGCGGTGACAACCGCCGGCTGCTTGGCCTCTGGACACACGACTGAGCGGATGGCTTCGACAATCTCGACGCCGAGTGTGCGTGGTTCAGCCGGCGTCGGTGTCAGCGATACCTCAACAATCGGCCAGCGCTCAATCTCGCCTGTGCTCTTGCGCAAGACCAGGTGACCGGGCGCGCCAGTGCTCATGCCAAGCGCGCCCTTCTCAGCAAGTTGTCTCACAAGCTCGATGTATTTGCTGTGCCGGTCAAGCTCTGCTTTGACCAACACGCCGATGTCGTCGGTACGCATCTCCTCTACACGACCGATAACCTTGAGCCCAACTTCAGGGTGGATGCCGTGCTCGTAGAGGAGCGGTGGGTTGCTCAACCCGAGAAGCTCCGACCCGAAGTCGGTCTTGCGCGTGAAATGCTCGCCGTGTAGGTCACGCCCGCCGAACACGACCGCGTAGCCTTCAGCGTAGAGCTTGCCCTCACGCTCATACACCTTCACTGCAAACGAGCGAGTCTCTGCCTCTAGGCTGGAGTTTTGGGGATCCGGATCCGGGCCCGGACTCCGCTTTGTATCGAACGAGCGCGTCTCTGTCTCCTGTTCCTGCTCGCCAAGCAGCTTTTCGAGCGCGTTGCGCGCCTGCGCGAGTAACTCTTCTGGCGCGTCAATTCCCCCGCGCGCGCCATTCACGGCGGCCAGCGCGAACCGCATACCGGACGTGATAAGGCGCGGATCGCCATTCACAATGTCGCCACAAGGGGCGACCAAATCATCTTTCGTCGCAGACTCGTCGCGCCTGAACAGGAACAAACGCGCAGCGCGGTCAAGCGCTTCGTTGCGCACGTCCTCTTCGGCTTCGGTCTCGTACCCTGCCCATGACAAGATGCGCTCTCGTGCGGCGTCTCCGTCCCACTCGCCGCGCTCAATTACAGGAAGGTCTGTGTCAAGCGTGAATCTCATCGTCTTAGCTCCTGCTCGATGATGCGCGAGAACTCGCGCATCACGGCACGATTGTAAACCAGTTTACTTGCTTCTTCGTCGGCGCGTTTCCAGCCGCGATCTCGATGGAACGGCTGTTGTGCTCGCCCGATCACGAACGCGGCGTAGCGCGCTTTGTTTCGCACGACCACTTGTGCACTGCTGGTCGGCGTGACGAACCACTGCTTGGCCAGCCATCCCGTTCGTCGGTAGGGCAACTTGACGTTGGCCAGCACATACCTGCGCTGACGCATGCTCTTCCAGCGGATGCGCATCCCGGGCTTTCTCAACGGATACACGTTCACGTTGTCGCGCAGCCGGTAGCCCAGGAAGAGCAGAGCCGGCGTAAGGTCAATCTGGCCGCGGAACACGCGCGGCAGGTTCAGGCGAACGATGGTCTTGCTCATCTTCGGCGTCTCCTCGGTTGCTCAAGCGTCGTCCAGCATCTGCACCTGACATGCGCAGGTGGCAGATCATCCCAGCCGTCGCCTTGCTCGCGCCCATCGCGCGGCGCGCAGATTGGGCACACGCGCTCGTCAGCGGCTGTGCGCCACACGTGAACGAGCGATACACCCGACTCGTCAAGTATCTGGCGCGCGATGTCAGTTCCCTGCGAGTAAGCGCGCGTGATCTCAGTTGTGGCGATCATCTCCGCGCGTTGCGGACCAAACATGCGCGCAATTCGGTCAACAAGCATATTGCGCGTCCAGCCCTCAGCGCGCGAGCGGGTGAATAGCTCGCTGAGCCGTTTTCTCGTGGTCTCGTTGATTCCATGCACAAGCTCGTAGCTGTAGTCCTTCGCCCACTGGCTTGCGAAGTCGTATGCCTTCTCGACATCAGCAAAGTTTGCTGAAGACAGCATTGCGGCAGTAGCTTGATCGATGGCAACAGCAAGCAGCAAAGACTCAGCATAGGCGCGCGCTTGCTTCTCGAAGCCTTGCTCATCGTAGCTCAGGTCATCCAGCGAGATTGAGTCATCAAGGACTTGAAGCATCTGCGCAGCCAGTTGCTCGCGTTCGCGGTCGAGTGGCGGATCAACGCTACGTGCCTTCGCTTCGACAAAGCGCGCGAAGGCAAACGGCGGATGGCCAAGTTCGGCAAGCGACTTGACCGCGCGAACCCACGAATCCGGCAGCTCACGCGGGGAGAAGTCGGCAAGTAACGTCTTGCGCGCCTCGCTCTTTCGTCGCCATTGGTCGAGTTCGCGCAGCGCAGATTGCGTCGCAATGTCAACCGGCTGCTCTGTCTCAAAGCCCAGCATCTGGCGCGCTTCTTCGCGGGTCACCAGGCCGGCCTGATACAGGTCAATCACGCTCTTTCGTTGCGCTCCTACGTCCTCAGCCAGCGCCTCAATGTCATCGTAGTTGATCGTCAACCCTAGTGCTTCTGCGATCAACTCCGCGTCTGGCAAAACCGTATCGCGCCAGAAAGAAATGCGATGCTCAGCGGCGGTGGCGTAGTTTGCGGCGTCGGTCAACATGGTCACAGGAACGCCGAACGCTGCGCTGATGCGCCTTAACGCCATCTCGTCAACCTGCGACATTGCGAGCTTATCCAGCGCCGGGATGTCCAGTGGCTTGATTTGCATGTTGCGCCGGAGCACCAGCGCGCGCCATGCATTGCGCACGCCAGATGTGAGACGCTGCCACGTCGTACGCAGGGCTTCTGCGTCAGCATCAGTCAGCGCACCTTCCTCTGGAGTGATGATGAGTGGTGGAAGTGCGCCTTGCTCAAAGAAGGCGCGCGTGAACTGCTCGGCGGCCAGCGCGGTAGCTGCGCTGGTCTCAGCGACCTTCAGCGGCGCAAGCCCCGGCCCGATGTCGCTCGTCGGCGACCAGGTGTGCGCGTAAATCACCTGGTCAGGCAAGTAACGGCGCGTGAACTGGCCGTTCTGCCATACGTGCGCAGTAATTCCTCTGGCAGCGTCCCCTTCCACGCGCATCGCGGTCGGGTTGAGCACGCGCATGGTTGAACGTTCAACCCAGAACGCGCCGGCAACGCACAGTGACGCTTCGCAAAGATAGTACAAACGCGCAGGGAACGGCGCTTGCTCTTCACCACGCAGGAAGGATAGCGACGCGACGGCATTCGCGCGCAAAGTGATGCAGCGCATGACGTAGGCATGGAGCGGCTGCGCATGTGGGCGCGTCACGTAGCCCACAGCATCAATCGCCTTCGTCGTACCGTACGCCGTCTTGATGGTCACCATATTGCATCTGCAATCGCGCTACTCCTGCCGGCAGCGCGCGAGTAAACCCACGCGATAGCCATCACACAGTCGTCGTGCATCCCTGCTGGCGCGGAGTACTCGTAAGTGCCGTCTTTACGTCGTCGCTGCGAGAACTGCTCAAGCTCTGTAAGAACGTAATCGTCATCTGGCAGCGCAATCTCACCGCGCTCAATCGCCCACGCCAGCCGCTCAATGATTGCACGCTTTGTACTGGCCGTGGTTGTCACGCCCAGCACGGGGACGTTCTGCGCAGTCAGGTAGTCCACCACCGGCGCGCCGGCAGCGTTTTGTTCCACGACGACCTCTACGGTCTGGTATTCGCGCGCAATCTGCGCGATGCGCTGGACGGTGCGCGTGTAGTCTTCGTGCCGCCAGCGCGAGACCTTCAAGACGGCTGACTGGCTGATGTCAAACACAGCAACCGCGGTGTAGTCCTCGTCGCGCCCGATGTCCACTCCTAAGGCGAACGGGCCGCGCGGTTCGACGGCGCGCACACACGCGCGAACGCCCCTGAACACGCCGCCGGCCTCGTCCACGAACTCAGCAAGCCACTCTTGACGGTAGGTGCGCTCGCTCACGAGCTGGCGCGCACGCTCCGCGGCTTCGCGGATGTTCGGTAGCGGATTGTCGGTGCTAGGCGCGCGCCAAGACGCACTTTCTTGCCGGCATCGCTCGTGCTCGCGCCAGAACCAGTTGCGCCCTCGTGGCGTGCTGATAAGCATCGCGCGCCCCCGCCGGTCGGCAAGCGTGGGCATGAGCACGTCGTACCACACGCGCTCATCCATCATCGCGGCCTCGTCCACGATGACCAAATCAAAGGCTTCACCGCGGATTGAATCAGGAGAGTCAGCAGAATACACACTGATTGAGCCGCCTGATGGGAACTCGATAGTGCGCTCGGCGCGCCGGATACGCAAGCGGTCTGCGACCGGCGCTGTCATACGCTCGGCAAGCCGCCAGAGCGGGCGCGAGTTCCGGTACGTGGGTGCAACCCACGCGACTGCGCCGCCATGCGCTGCGCATGACAGCGCAAGGCTACCGGCCATGACGGTTTTGCCCCATCGCCGACCAGCGCAAACAACCTTAGTCAGCGCTGGACTCAGAGCTATCGCCGTCTGGTCTCGCCGCAATCGCGGCAGCAGCAGCGTAGTAGTCATACGCGCGAACCTCAATTGGCGCACCATCGCGCCCGCTCACTTCTACCTTGTCTGGTACTTTGCCGTAGGCGACCTCAAGTATCCACTGCGCGAAGCGCGGGTTGCTCATCGCGTTGCGCAAGATCATCTCGACACGTGTCACCACGTGGCCGTCGACAACAAGTAGCTCCCCGTCCGGTCTTTTCACCGGCTCGTTGAGCAGAGACAGAACAAGCTTGCGCAGCTGGTCAAAAGTTCGCGGGCGCCCCTTGCGGTTTATGCGCGGATCGCCTTTGACGAACCGTCCGCGGTTCGTGCTACCGCCGCCGACCTGCGCGCCCGGCTTTTCCTCCCTTGCCGCCACGCTTTCCACCTTTGCTAGTTTTAGCGCCTCCGCTTTTGGCAAGTATCTCTTTCATGGCTTTACCTCCTTGAAGTTTGTGCGCGCCAAGCTCTGCGCGACTCTGCGATTGTCGCACAAAACACGACGCGGCCAAAATACGCACTCGCGCGCTCGCGCCAGTATGCGTCCCCGCCGTAGCAGATGACCTTCTGCGGATTCAGCCTTTCAGCTATCAACCGAAGCGCGGATTCTCTGCGCTGTAAGTCTTGCTTGTCAGCGATACGCGACTGCATCTGGATCGCAACGCATCGCGGCCTATCTGGGATGCCCAGCAAGTTGAACTCAAACGAGTTCTCGTCAACCCAGTCAATATCCGGCACGACGGGTTGGCCAAGCGACTGAAGATACCGACCAACCCACCGTGAGCGGTACACCTGCCACATGTGGACAACGACAGGGTCACGTGGGCGAAGCGAGAAGTTCGGCGTGATGTACGCAAGGAATCGCTTAGCCAGAATCTTCTCGATGACTTCCGCTGCGTTGTCGTAGACCTCGTTGATCACGTCATCGTAGGTGTAGAAGCAAAGCACAGAGCGCGCGTAGTCGACGCCGCGCTCTGTGGAGTTGCGATAGACGAGGAGATAGCAATCTGCCTCAGGCGTACCAGGCCCAAACCACGTCGTGATGTTGTCATCTATGTCGGCGATCAGGTCTGGGTCAAGGTCTGGGATGCCTAAGCGGTTGCTTGATGGAAACACTGTGTCGGCTTTAAGCATCAGCGGATTGCTCGCGCCGCCTATCGCGTCCGCTGGCAGAGCATCCACCTGCGATGCATTGAGCAACGCGCGAAGGGCGGTTACATCCGCCTTCCAGATTTTCAGCATTTCCTCGTCGAGTCCCCACGCCACAAGCTGGCTGTCGTCCCAGCCGGCTAGAGCATCCCAGTTCCACTGACCAGTTGCGCTAGCGTGAAGCAAAATGGTAAGCCGCTGGCGCTCTTCGTCGGTTAACGCGCGCGACGAGCGTCTCACTTCCACTTCGTAGTTGTCACCATAGACGACCTTGAGCGCGCTCAACCGCTGGTGACCGTCATAGACCTCGTTGTCAGGTCCAACGACGATCATCTGAACCTGACCGTAATCGCGCCACGAGTCCAACAGCCGTTGCGCGGCGCGCTTGGTGATCTGCCGCGGGTTGTGCTCCCACGGCTTAAGGTCGCGCAGCTTGACGCGCTCATTCGTCCACGACAGCGACATGCTACTTCGCCCTGAACGACTCCATCGCCTGCTCCAGCAACTCAAACGCGCGCTGGTGGCGTTCTAGCTCGCGCTTAAGCTGCTGGATTTCGTTGCGCAGCGCTCGAATCTCTGCGGCTTGCTTAGCTGTCACCGCAGCCAGCAGCACAGCTGAAACAGCAAACAGCGCAGAGAAGGCATCCATGCGCATTCAGTGATCTTTGCGCAGGAGCTTGGCTAGGTTCTCCGGCAGCGGTATGCCTAGCTCGTGCAGGCTGGCGACAATGCGACCAATCAGCGACGCTTCGATGATGAACCACGTCGCGGTAGCCACGGCCTGCAACCCAAGCTCATCTGCGGCGATGCGTATGCTGACATACGCGACAACGTAAGGCAGCAGATGACGCCAT